CTCCATTGGCGTTACCAAACTTCGTAGAAGCTCACTGCTTACGCAGTGCCGTTTCCCTATGAATAAGGGACCCAGCCTAACTTATAGCCTGAAACAAATGAACCGTTAATTTTCGGTACAAAAGGACTGAGAGGAATACTCCCAATCCTTGTTCCAAGCTCGTTAAGCTGGGAATCGCCATATAGCTTAGCCGCGTATACAACGCCGGGCCTGAAATGATGAACCCCAATAGGTTTGTTCATGACAGGTCTCCAGCAGCGTATGTAGCGGATGCTGTTTCGAGTCTTGCTACCTTTCAACTGATCCCAGCGATCATCGTGAATAACGATATCACCCAGGTCAGGAGGTCCGTAACAAGTTTTTCGAATGCTTGTAGGTAAGGGACGTAATAGTACTCGCCATGCGGTGACAAGGTAGGCATAGTCGTTTAGACCAAGCTTTCTGATAGCCGCATGACGTATCCTAGTACGCCTAATGCCATTAGCAGCAGCAATATATCTGTGATTTTCATTTAAATTCTCCTTTAAGTAGAAAGGTCGTACGTCATAACCGGAAAGATAATCTCCTCCACAGCTTTCACGAAACTTCCCGTCAACAAAAGTCTTATCCTTATTAGGAGTAAAACCAAAGAACTTTAATGAAGAGATCACAGAAGGCGCTATAGAGGTTGGGACGATAATATCATCACCATAAGCAGAAACCGTCAACCCTGGTGTGAAGGCGATGGTTAAGCCCAAAGTGTAGAAAACTAAAGTCTCTAACTCAAATGTGAAACCGTTACCCATTGAACTGAATTTCTCCAGCTGCACCCACCTTGCAACCTTCATCGAATCAGGACCAGGTCCTTTCATCGCAGGTAATAAGGTGTGAGTGCATCTGACGGACGTTAACAACGTCCACCAGTCGTGGGGCAAAATGAGACGGATCAAGTTCTCACAAACGGTGTCACTGGCGTTAGACAAGTCGATCGTCGCACAAGCCCCTGTTAAGGATGCTATGCGAGCCAAGGATTTATGGAAATCTTGGCTAACCTTCTTATCTAAGCCCACAAATCTCATGCGGTCCGAAAGGTAACGCCCTATACCAAGTTGGTAAAAGACGTTAACACTCGGCTCGATGCATATGCCTCGATCCTTATCCCATTGCTTCGGAACGACCGTAAAACGGCCGCCTCGGACAATGTTTAAGTCACGGATGGCATAATGAGACTCATGGACCTCGTAACATTCAGCAAAAGGCTGTAAGCCGCAGGCCGCATAACGCGACCAGGCGGACTCATCCCAAGATTGGACAAGTTCACGAGGGATCTTAGTAACGGTGTAGTAATCTGTCAGCTTATCTGCAACACTGGTCAAATTACCTTTGTTGTCGAAAGTGGCTCCATTACCAAACCTACCTTTGATCGCACTCCACTGAGGGGCACGACCTAAGATTCGTTTAACTTCTTTCCGCCAAGTACGTAAAAACGTACCTAGACGCTCTCCATAGTGATCTAGATCATCAAGAAGAGGGGTTAAACGTTGGTTAGCTTTGAAGCATGCTGCCTCACACTCAAAGAAGGTCTTCAGTGCTCTATCATATCTCTCATCTTTCGATGAAAAAGGTAGATCCTCGTACTTTTTAAAGAACGAGATGAGCTGAAGATCTTCTAGAAGAGTTTGAGGACAGGTGTACTTTGCTGGGTTAACTTTTAACTCTAGCACACTCCTTAAACCTGAGCTCTGTAACAAGCAAAGGGCCTTATGGGCTAAGGGCGTCGAACTGTCTCTGCAAATTGCACGAAAACACTCCATAGGGTATCCACTATTGAAGTCATCCATCGGTATCTTCCCAAGTTATGTGTCAAAAACAAGAAAACACGTTATTAACGTGCAGCTTGACCGGCCGCCAACATCTCTTTCATCAAAGCATGCGCCAGAAGGTGCACGAATTGTTGATGAGCTTCGTTGGGGATCGTTTGATCCATATCTTGAGGTAGAACGGTGGAAAACTCGCCAGGTACCGAACCAGAAATTACAAGTTTGCCATTGGCATCCGTGTAATAGATTGGATAACGATAGTTTGCAGTAAACCGACGCGAGGTGCCTTTCCCGTTGTCACGGGTAGTCACTTTCAACGTCGGCCTAGTTGCAGGTACCGGAAATCCAGCCTCTAGTTGGTAAATAGCGGGGACACCATCTGCAGTGGCGCCAGCTTTAGCGATGTAAATCACATCGGTAACGTTGTCGTACTTTTTGACGGTAATATTTTGCAATGTAGGCATTTTTGTGAACCTTTATTTTAGGGTTTTGTTGGCTACTTGCGTTTCGCAGGTAGGAAACCAACTAATAGTGAGATAGCATTTAAACCACGTTGCCACTCAAAACGTTCGTAGCGAAATTTCAATACAGGCATTGGAATACTAGTCCTCCGGCTAAAAGCCAGAAAATCCCTCTCGTAAGACCCATAGTTAGTGGGCCACGGGGGGACATTAAAGGATTCGTATTTATGATGTACCTTGATTACGCTACTGACTGAAGGCAATAGAATATTAAGACCGATGAAATCAGTTAAAGAGTTAATGACGGAGCTCCAATTTGAAGCCCAGTCAACAACAAAACTGAAAGGTACAGCCTCATTCAACCATTGCACGGGATTGACAGCCCCAAGCTGATTTAGCAGCCACAAGTCGTAGTTAGTAACTTCGACTCGTGCTGTGATCTTAGCTTTAACCGTCCCTTTATAATCGTGCCGACTATAAGTGCCACCGAGAACTTTGCCGCCAGTGAAGAAATTAATCTCTTCTTTAGCGGAACCCATTATCGGAACACCTCTAGGTAGCTCTCTTATAAAAACTTCCGTAGCATTCTGAATATCGCCCATCAGCGGACTAATTCCGTAGCTCCATAAGAGCCAAGAACTAGCCGCCCCTTTTAGAACAAGACGACCATCGGGCATCTTATAATAAATTTGACGAAGTTTCACGGCTTTACGCCGTCGATTGCGTGGGTAGTAACGGGTGATCACCTTTGTGGGTGGGGACATTCCAAGCGTCTTCAACAAACCTCTAAAGTTACCTTTAGAAGCTTGTCTAGTTGCGAGAAATGCCTTAGCCGCGAATCCGGTGATCATACCGAACGTCTCACGACGTTCGGCAGTCAGCGTTGCTCCAAACGAGGAAGAATCCCCGAGCTCATTTACAAACCGTTCGTAAGCCTTGTTATAGGCGAACTGCGATTTGCTTGAGACATCCTTTAGCGACTCCACATTGAAATGCTGATCTGCCGTAACGTACGATAGACTACCAGTCTTAACGAAATTCGAAACTAACTTTTTGTTAAAGTTAGTAGGGATATCATAAGGTGGTGGTTGTTTCGTCCGGTTAGTTACAACTAAGTAACTAGATGGCGTTAACAGCGAGACATTGGGGAGTTTGGTTATCGGCAACATGACAACTTTCTAAGCGAAGGATATAGTTGAATGTCACAGCACAGTTCTGATTAAATTCAATCGGTACGTGTACTGAGAACAAACGCGCCCTTGTGAGGCGCAGAAGCGATCCTAACA